GGGCGAAAAAATCGGCTAGCGGCTAAGCTAGTCGCACCGGGAGCAGTTTCCACATATTGCGGTCGAGACGTAGGTGATTAACCTTAAGCCGCCGTCGGGGAATGATCCCAAACGACGCCTCCGCCTCTTCCGTTCCACTCCACAAACCATGAAGGAGACCCCCAACCGAAGTTGAGAAATCTTTCTTCGCGGTCACCTGTGTAATCACCGCTTGTTTATAGGACTGCGTATTGCGGTCCCATGTCGGTGTACACTGGTCCCACTCACTCCATAGACATCCGTCCACACCGATCGGGCCCCAGAGGTACCGGGGAATCACCTTTCGATGTGCACGTAGGACCGGCATGAGCCGGTTACGCAGGTTGCCCGTCGGGTGACGGAAAACCCACTGTGCTATGGCGTTGCTACGTACAATGGAATCATGTACTGTTGCAACAGAGTGGCGGGCGTAAAATGGAGCCACGCTCTGACCGTTCCAGTAGTGACCCCCGCAGCTTTCGCGGAAGGGACCACTTACGAATGATTTATCGTCATTCGTCTGAAAACCAGCCTCGGCGAGGATCGCCGTGACTGCGTCAGCAGTTTCTGCAGGGCATATAATATCGTCCCCGTAGACGCTGCAGCGCGACCAATTCCGTTTCCCACTGGCGGCAACCGTAAGAGCCCAAAACACAAGTGTCTCAAGCTCAAAAGTAAAGCCGTTACCCATGGAAGATATCTTCCCGTAGGTGACGCGGCTGCCATCAGGAAGCGTACCCACCGGGGACCGGAGGTCCATAAGGACCTTCACCCAATCATCCGGCAGTAATGCCTCCACCACAGCTAGGGTGACTAACTCACTCGCCGACTTCACATCAAGTGTCGCCAACGAGTTTGTCCAGCTACCCAGCCTTGCTAACGCCTGGTTCTTACACTGGGCGTCAGGGTGTAGGAGCCCTACAGCGCATAGACGTCGGCGGATCAATCTGCCAACTCCCTTCTGAAAGAACATATTCAGAGTGGGCTCGGCCGCACAAGTGCGGTCGATGTCGTAACGTTTCGGGACTGTGAACACCCTATTACTATCAACCACTGCCAGGTTAACCGGCAGCCCGTCAACACGCGCCCATTTAATGAACGCGGCGTAATAAGGTAAAGCTCCTTCGGTGATGTGGGTTGATAAAGCCCACTTATTCTGGAGGAAGGCGTGCGACGCACGCATCTCCGTACTGGCACCAGGTCCGAATCCGACGCACGTCGGGAGCTCTTCCCAAGGGAAGGGCCCGAGTACGCTGCCGATTAAGGCACGGGCTCGTTTCCACACGTCCTGATTAAGGGACACGCGGGACCATGGATCAACCAGACGCTCGTTAAGCCGATGGCATTGCGCCTCAGCTTCCTTGAACTTATCCAGAGCTGCTTCTGCCCTAGACAAGTCATCACCACTTACCGAGTATTTTGAGAAACACTCGGCCCGCAAATACCATTCCGCAAACTCTATCAAGGAGTCCGACGAAAAGGCAAATTCGCGTGCCACCGCAAGGTGGTCAGGGGCGATACCCTCGGAATAAATCCCGAGAGCCTCAGCGAGCATCCGGTCGAGCGACTCACCGGTTTGGACAGACAAAGGCCTAAGGCCCATAATAACTCTCCTAAGGTAGGGTTACATGTAAGCACTGCGTGCGGGGGTTTACGTACCCGCAGGCTGCTGGAGGTTGATAATGCTCGCCTGGAACTCAGGCGATGCCACCAAATCCTTCAGCCGCAACGCAAAGTCCGTCCGCTCCGCGGTGGTCGAGCCAGGGTCAAGTCGGACATTGATGTCCCCATCCGAAGATCGGATGGCTTGACCAGGACACGCGCACGCGCTAGCTTCAGTAGCAACAACCGGAAGGTGGAGCTTCCACCGAATACGGGACTTCGCAGTCCCATCTCCGACAGACACCGTCGCGGTTACCGGGCTAAACCCGGCAGCCACGCCAGCAGTGCGTTCCGTGTAGGAACTCACACCGGCGATCACGCCATTGCCGTTGTACACCTTTGTATTAAGGGTAATGGACACGTATGTGTCTCCTGTTGGTTCTAACGTGCGGATGCGACGTTAGCTATTACGGCCAGGACATTCGCAAGCTGCGATAGTCCCAGCTTATTACGAGCGGATGGTAACAGGGCAGGCGCAGGGAGCTCAGAGAGCACCACGCGCTGGAACCTGCCAGCTTCAGCCTCAGGAATAACCCCGCTAAAACCAGAAACGCGGTTTTGCGGGTGAGGTTGAATTTGGATCGGAACTGGGGCCGTTTTCACGGTCATAATCCGACTTTCCGAGCCTTCAACAAACCGAAGTCCGTCGAGACTTACCATCGAGTTGACCCAATCACCGACTCCTAGGACGTAATCAACCATCCAGGAAAAGGTTGTCAACTCCCACACTACACCAGCGAGGTTTGTTAGACCCAACTGTTGAAATGTAGTGAGGTTCGTGGGAACGAGGTCGTATACTAACGAAAAATGTACACGCGCCTCAGCTTCTAACGAAGTATGGCTCGCCCCCAGGTTACCGGGGAACGCACCATTGGTGGGCCATGGGGAGACCCATGTTCCAGTCCAGCTTTCGCTGGCACCAGCCTTCTCGGTAAACCGAGCGGGTCTTCCTTCGTCAAAGAGCAACCACGATAGCGCCTGACCGGACTGCTCAATGTCCATCAGGGTAGGCACAACGCTGAACTTGAATTCCAGCCAACGGTTGGTAATCCACTTCTCACGTTGTATGCGTGTCGCTTCCGACCATGGCCGGCCCTTTCGGGCCGGCCACTTGTTAGTCGTGAGGAATATCCATACCTCACGTCTCGATCGCCTGACACGACGTGCCAGGAAATCAGCAAATCCAAGTATCTGATCAGCAATTGATCGGACACCGTGGATGGTCGAACGCATCTCACCTAGTGTGACTCCCCACGACGCTTGTTCTTGACGCAGCTTATTCCTAAGCTTCGTCACGGCGGCATTTCGTACGGAATCTGGGAACCGGTAAGGATCCCCGTTCACCCAGTGAGCGCCTACAGCACTAGCCATACGTGCACAGGATTCCAGTTGCCCGGAAGCCTCATCGCCCATAACTGCTGCCGTCATTTGAAGACGATAGCCGTTATAGGTTCCTGACACCACTTGGACTGTACCAGTCCTCACGGGGGAGACGACACGTCCCCACCTATGGTGCCAAGGAAGCGGTGCACGAGTACCATCATCCCGTAAAGGCGATGTACTACTTACCGGCCGTTGGCCGAGGTAGTGCTCTCGTAAGTTTTGAACTAGCCAAGACCCACTCGAGCCCCATGACGTAGTGAAGTTAACCCTACGTCGTGGTTGGTACAAATCGTTCTGGTTTTGTGCTGGTGTTGTCACGTACCTCCTCCTAGCGCTACGGCCTAGAAGGAAGGCCATGACACCGGTAACGCCGGTTGCGTGGCCCGTGCCGAGGGATTGCTCCCTCG